CGCTCTTTCATGGCACGACTTGTAAAGATACCAAACACGTTATCGGCAGTATTAATCTTACTAATACCACCCGAAATGTGTGAGTGATCAAATTCAATCTCTTCTACAGCACTACGATTCAATTGACTTGCAGTTACCATTAACATACCCAGTTCCTTGGCCAAGTTACGTAATTCCTCAGAAACATACTTGTCTTTAACAAACAAGTCGTTGGGACTAACCTTAGCACTTACCGGCATCAACAAATCTAGATAGTCAATCATCATAAAGTCTATCCGAATCCCTGTCTGGATTTGCACTTCTTTAACATAACTGCGGATGTCGTTAATGTTGCTTTGTGCCGGCAATGCTTTCACCCGATACTGCCCTGACTTCTTGCCAACCAGTCGGACTTTCATTGTAGTAGTGTCGATATCCTTACGTATGTCTTTAGTACTCATACTAGTCAACATAGCATCTGTACGCAAACTTGTTAGTTCTTCACTCAGTTCCAGTGTAATGTAAACGCCACTAAGTCCTTGTTGCAACCAGTTTAGTGCAATGTTCATCATCACAAGACTTTTGCCTGATCCAGACCCGCCAGCAAAGATGTTTAGTTCACCACGACTAAAGCCGCCGTATAACAACCTATCCAGTTGTGGCCAACCAGTTGACACCTGTCCACCTGAGTTAAAGTACTTGTTGATACGAGCCGCAGGATCAGCAAAATAATCTGTACCCATGTCTTTGGTCAGACTGATCTGTACTGCATCTTTGATCAGTTTCTCAACGGGTTCAAACTCGCCCTTCTCCAGCAGGTCTGCTGACTTAAGAATAGCACGTTCTAGTTCCTGGCGCTTGGTAAATGATTCAAACTCTCCCATGAACCAGTCATAGTGCCCTTCGTTCAAGTCTGGGACTGGAGCAAGTTTAATGCCTGTGGTTGCACTTATCTGTGTCCTGTCAGGCATGGTTTTGTGCTTGTCACTGTGTTCTTTAATGAATTCTGCGGCGGGTCTCAAACTTCGATCAAAGTTTTGCGGATTATAAATGTTTTGAACACGCACATAACTGGATGCGTCTTCAAGCATCATTTCTAGGAATAATCGTTGGACATCAAGCCCGTAATCTTTTAACATGTTATTTCTTTTCTATATACCAAATTGAACTACCGTTACTAAATGTTTTAACCTCAAGATTGTTTGTTAATGCAAACAGGTCTACACATTTTTTAACATCGCTGTATTCTCCGTAGTCGTGGCCGCACAAGATGCCACCATTGACTATTTTATTCCACCAAAAAGGCAAAGCATAAGTTAGTGTTTTTTGCGTATGGTCGCTGTCTTCAAATACACAATTAACATTTATTGGAAATTCAAACTTGTCATTGAAAAATGCCTGCAATGGTCTGATAGATATATATTCTTTTGTATAAACACGAAATAGATCAAGTTGATTAGTTAGTCCTTGTGGGACTACAAAATCACCTAACTCCAGTAATTCTGACAGCACGGACATTGGTGAATTAAAACTATCAACACAGATAATTTCGCAGTTTTTGTCTGTTAAATTTCTTGCCCATTCAACTGCACTCTTGCCAAGAAATGTGCCAACTTCTACTATTTTTCCATTTGCTGGAATTTTGTTTGATAAAAATTTAATAGATTCTATGTCGTATTCGGATAGGTACCCAGGAACGTCTCCAGGACCAAACAATGGAGGAAATTGTGAAATGTTATATTCGTATTCGTATTTGCTTAATTTTTCTGTTATGTCTATTCCATCAGGGTGTCGATATTGAGTTGATGTATAATCACTTTGTCCGTCAATGACTTTTCTAACTCCGCCAAAAAAGTTATTGCAGTCACCATACCGACGTGGAATAAGATGTACATGAGGCCACGTAAAATCGTTACCTGCAGATTTTCCAATGTTAGTTCCAATGTTGAATCCGTCAGCTTGTCCATTTTCTACCAACATTGTTCCCATACGAATTGCATGCTCAAAGCATAGTGATAGATTGGCATTGTTGTTTTCATTGCACACAAAAACCACATGCCCGCTAGATACTGGGAATGGATCTCGGTATATACTGTATTTTTCAAACTGCCTAACACAGTCTGTAAAATACTCAAATACTTTTTCCTGTGAGTTTTTTGACAAGATATTTTTTCCTTAATTCAATTTTAATCTTACTGGTTTCTCTGTTTGCAAATATAGTTAGCAATGTTGCTAGCTTGCCAAACTTGATTACTGCATCGTTGACATCTTTAATGTCATTGGGCCAATCAGGAATACTAACTGCCCATCCAAGCTCAACAGCTCGATCTATTAGTCCAATACCAGCATTATCCATGTCTGGTACTACTGTAATTTCTTTACCTAGGCCACGAATTAATCTAGCTTGCCCATCAGAGATAGTGTTATGCATAACTGCCAAGCCGTCAATGGATAGCGCATCAAATATTCCCTCAACTACTATTGCATGTTGCCAGTTGTTGTGTTGCTGGTCTGTTCCAAACACATATCCTGGCTGACTATCGCTAATAAACTTAGGTTGCTTATTGTCCAAGAAACGACAGGTCCATCCTACAATTTTATTATCATAGGTAAAAGGTATAACAACATGTGGTCGTACCCAATGTACGCCATCTGTATGTTCCTGAATCATCACAGGAAAATCCTGAGGAACACATCTTGTCCGAACATACTCTGTATAATATTTGTGGTCGTCTGTTAACAACTCTGCAAAAGGCGGCAGGTCTCGTTCTTCAAAATCAAGCGACGACAAAGTGTTAAGTATTTTTTGTCGATCTTCTAAAATACCGTGAATGTTTTTATGTCTGAGACTTTCTAAATTCAAATGCTCAACATCGTTTTCTGGCACACCTAGCCAGTTCAATAACTTTCGAGCTTTAAACGTTAGTTGTCTGCCTAGAATAAAACTAGCAGTATATCCACAATTAAAACAATGGTAACTCCAGCCCTGATCCGAAGCTTTGAAACCGCCACGTTGTCGCTTGTCAGGGCTGTTGCCATTGTGTTGACAACATACAGCATTAAAACTTATCCAGCCAGACGGAGTTTGTTTTCTCTTTCCTGGCAAATACTGTAATAGATCAATCATTGTGCTATTATAGCACGTTCTATTTCATTGATCAACAGGTCTCGGACAACTTCGTGGCCTTTTTCATTTGGATGTTTCATTGGTGCAAACAGATTATCTTTTTCTGGATGTTGGTTTAGTAAAAGTCCCAACGATGTGTTTGGCCAAAGTAGTGTTTCACATTTGAAATCCATGCAAGGAGGTATTGTGCAAAACTGTAAAAGATTTCCTTGACTTTGACCATTAAAAAATAACAATGATTGTTTATGCCAAAGTTTGTGTAATTCTCTACTGTCTGTAAGTACCGTAAATCTTTTAACCATGTCTTGCCATTCTGCATTGTTTGCCGAGTTACCGGCATGCACCCAGGCAGAATGAACAAATCGATTCCACGGAGGATCATTGGAATAGCTAGTATGATTTGGATTATAAAAACTAGTTCTATTAGCATCTGTAATACCAACTAAAATTAAACAACGTTCAGGATTTGTTTCGCGTTCTAGCCACCAAAGATAGCACCAAATTGCACTCTGATTACTTCCGCCAGGCCATCCAAAATTTTCCACGGGAACATTATAGTGTTTACCCAATAGTCCAGCAAAACAATGACCTTCTCTGTAGCCTGTGTTTTCCATTAGAACTGGATGTGCATGGGGGTGATTAATTAACGTTGGATCTAAGAGTTCGTCGCCCCAAACCCAACTGTCGCCAAAGGCAACTATTTTGTCAAATTTCATCTATACTGTATTAAATCAATGTTACCGTTGGATATGCCAAACGACAATCTAAGATAAGGATGATATCCCTCAACATTGATACCCAATCTTTCAATTGCATGAATAAATGTTACTTCCGACACAGTATTACCTGTTTTTAAATCTTCAAAGTCTATGTCATACCATTCAACGGTGTTGGCAGTAGCGTCTGATGACCCTTGTACCTGAAGTGTGCCAGTAAAGTCTACTGGATCAATTTGGAACGTGGTAATACGTGTACCATTAGTGGTAAGTGTACTGGTGTAATAGATTGAACTGTCAGGGGCTTGACTTGGAATGGTTAATTCTTGGCTGGCAACAAAAGCTGGAAGTACGCTGTCTACAATATCAATATTCCCTCGGGCTCCTGCATAATCGTCTGTGAATACTGCTTGGTTTAATACTCCTGAACTAATTTCCAAACTCCAGCTTGCAGGCTGTGCTTGAAAATTTAGTGTGTCCGCGGATGAGATAGTCACTTTGGCTCGCCCTGTTGGTGCATTGAGTATCACTAACTCTTTTGCATATAACAAGTTTCCTCCGTTTTGACTAATCATGCGGAACGTAAACGTTGCGCCCGTGATGTTTACAGGTTTCTGGTCCTGGTTTAGAAATTGGAATAAAATAACATTATCCACTCCTAAGTTTAATTTTAAGTCTTTTGCGTACACTGGTTGCCACCTTCTATCAAAAGTCGAGCCCACGCCTGACGTGTCAATCAGAATTACCTGTTGGATTTGCTGATATAAATAGGCTGTGGTTGAATACATTTGGATCTCCAACTAATATTTATGGGTGATAATATCTTTACAAAATTGACTGAAAAGTATCCGTTTATAACTCTATGCTTGTATGCTGGAACGGAATACGTGGGAATTATACAAAATCGCGACGATGCGATTACAACTATTTACGACTTTGGTAATATCACCGATCCAGGTTTAAAAAAGCTGTTTATTGATCTTGCTAACGATTGGTGGTGGGAATCTAACCATAGTATACCTATCAACATCTATTTAAAATCTGAGTGGGCTCCATTTAAACCGTATCTCCGAACTTTTGCCAACAAAGATCTTGACATATTGCACGGGCCTATTTGTAGTTTAAATGATATCACCCGTCGTAAAAGCAAACGCAAATCAATCACATTAGTTAGAAAGATTGACTAATTTTTCAATCTTATCTGCTTCGTTAAGCAAATTCATATGTAGAGCAACCAACACAGCATAGCTTATTGCGTGTGATTTTTTAAATGTATATCCACGACTATCATCTCCGTCCCATACACTATCAAAAACTGTTTTCCAATCTTTATTTTGTAAATGTGCTTTACCTGGGCGAATTATCGAAATAAAAGCAGCCATCCTGGGTATTGAATCAGGACGCATTGACTTTAACAATTCTGTGTAGTTGCCAACGTGTACCAATCGAGAAGCCCAGGGTTCATCTGTCCATAGTC